CATCTGTTAGTTGGTAGTTCATGTCCTCGCGCACGCGAGTGGCTGCTTCTTCTTTGTCTGGTGTGTCTTTGCCCAGAATCTGCGTCTTCACAGGACCCGCAGCGGGGAATGTCTCCATGATGCCTTCGCTCTGGAAGCGCACCACAGACTCAGTGAGCATGGGGTGGAACACACCACACGCGCCTTGCCACGGCTCAGTTCGATCTTCGTACTTCAGACCCAGCAGCTTCAAGCCGTCCACGTACGTCTGTATCCAGTCCTTGCGATCGCCAATATCTTTAGTGAAGTCGCTGACCAGCTCATTGCCCAAGGAGTCCAACTCACTGGCGTCCATGAACTCAGCAAGGTTGGCGTCAAACTCCTCCGCCGTTCCTTTTGTGTCAGGTGTCAGCTCGATCTCGATGTCACCCATGCCAATGCGCACAGCTTCGGGGTCTTCGATCTCAATTTCGATCGGGGGCATGCCCATCTCGTCCTCTTCCTCGATACCCAAGGGGGCTGCGTACAGACCTTTGTCGATTGAACTCGTTGCCATTTTTAATCCTTACACTGTATAGAACCGCTCACGGCGGTGGCCTTTAAACCATTGAACTTCTTCGGGCTCATCAATCGGAAGACGGAGGAACCCACCCTGACGGAACCGCATCAGCGCAAGTGTTGTCGCATCAACCAAGTCATCGTGCTCCCCGGATGGGAACGCCGCGATCTCATCCACCAACTCTTCCGCCCAGCGGGTTCGTGGAATCCACACTTTGCCACTGGCAATTATGTCTGAGACCGAGTTAAGACGGGCAATTTTGTCTTGGCCCTTGCCGGGGGTGAACTCTTGCACTGGAACACCCATCGCTCTCAAGTCATATATTAGAGGCGCACCGGACGCCTTCTTCTCCACAATCAGTGAGTCGGGCTCGTACTCGTTGTACTCCTTGAGCACGTCACGTTTGAGCTCCGGGAACTCGACTCGCTTCTTGTAAGTATTGAGCAAGATGATGTTGGGCGCGAAGTTGTCCTCCTCACACGAGAAGATGCCCCACGTCGTACCCGCAGAATAGTCAGCCCGTTGGGTTTTCTCAAACGCCGTATCCCATGACTGGAGGATGAACTCGCACACTGGCGGCTCGTCTTTCTCCCACCATTTCCACCAGTCTCGCTTAACGATCGCTGACTCATTCCCGACAGGGTTCTGCTGATACTGGGCCTGCCACTTGGCGTTTGGCAGTTCTTCGCGCAGCGCCAACAGCTCTTCGATGCTCCAAAACTGGGGCCACAGCGGGTTGCCGCTTGGCAAAATGGCCGGAAACTCGATCACTTCCCAGTCTTCGCCACTGCGCTGAGCAGCCGATTTCAGCACCTGACCCGTCAAATCTCTCGCTGCCCAGCGAGTCATCACAATAATGATCGCCCCACCCGGCTGCAAACGCTGACGTGGGCCGGATGTGTACCACTCGTACACCTTGTCGTAGACTTCCGGGTTGACTGCGGCCATCGCAGCCTCTTGTTCTGAGTGCGGGTCGTCAATAATCAGCAGGTCAGCACCCTTACCGGTCACCGTACCCCCTACGCCGATCGCAAAATAGTCACCGCCCTTGCTGGTGTTCCACCGTCCGGCTGCTTTTGAGTCCGCTTGGAGCGCCAAATGAGGAAAAATCTCGCTGTAGACCTCTGAATCCACCAAATTTCGCACTTTTCGACCAAAACCGACCGCCAATTCGCCTGTGTTGGACGACTGGATCACTTTTTTGTGTGGAAATTTGCCCAAAAACCACGCCGGGAGCAGATAAGACGCGAATTCTGACTTGGTGTGCCGAGGCGGCATATTAATAATGAGCCTTTTGCAAGTCCCATTAGCCACCCGCTCGAATGCTTCGGCCATTCTCTTGTGGTGCGCACCCGAAATGAACGTGGGCCAGACTTTCTGCGCGAACTTGATGAACTTGTCCTGACACAGCTCACGCTCCTTGAGCTTCTCTAGCTTAATAAGCTGAGCTTCAAGCACCCGCATGTCGGATTCCGACAGCTTGCCAGAGGCCATAACGGCTTCGATTTCTTTAAGCGTCAGGCTGCTCATCTTCGGGGGTGTTTTCGGCAGTATGTACGATCGTACTTGGACCTAGGTGCGTATCCAGATCGTCCAAAGGAACTACATCTGTAACATCTGCGTGCATCAGGCGTTTGATACGCTCTTTAATAGACTCCTCCAGACCCTTGCTCGTTGTGTGGTGCACAGTAATTTCACTGCGTTCAGTGAACAGGCCGATGTCCGAGTGCTTGCCAAGCAGCTCAAGTGCTTTGAGTTCCAGCTTCGGATCACCGCAGTCTGAGAGTTTGAGCAGCTTGTTGGTTATGTATGTGCGTGCCTGCTGGATATCAGCAAAGGCTTGGAAGTCAAACTTCTTGACCAGAACCGACGCAGCTTTGGCTTCCGCAGCGCTGGGCACGTGCTTGGGGGTGTTGGGTTTGTCTGTACCACTGATCAGTTGCGCAGCTTTGTGCAAGTCCTGATTGCCGTAATCAATACTCCCGCCGAGCTCGTCGATGAGGTTTGCGGTGTTTACAGCAATAGCGATACTGTCCTTGTGAGTCTTGGGCTGCTCGTCGGACAAATCAAACGGTAGCGGATGCTCCGTTGTAGGCTGAAGTTCAATCATGGCACTCCGTTAAGAGGGGGTGCATCGTTCCTTTTTAGGGGCTTTTCATGTCACGTGATGCCTCCGCGACTAGCGCAAATGTAACACGACTTCAAAATTTTTGCGAAAATTTTTTCGACTTGGCCTTTTTCTTTGGACCCCGGGGGGTCTGAAGTTTAAATCTATAGACGCCCGCCGAGCAAAAAGGTCAGGGGTAGTGGGGGGAAAGTTTAAATTTGGGAATCGAGTGAGCTGCACAGTGTGTATGGGGACCCGGGACTCCTTTGGTCAAAATCTGGGGGGTGGGTCTCGGTCGGCGGGAAATCTAACATTTGTTAGACCCTTACCCGGGTATTTATTTGATTATTTATTGGTTTGCATTTTGCACCACAATGTATAGAATATAAACCATGCCAGCGATTGACGCTGTCTGTCTTACCCGGTGACTTGTACCGGGCGTTCATAGGTAAACATCATGCAAGTTATCACTGCCCAAGTTTTCGATCAATCCATTCTCGATCAAGCTGAAATCGCATTCGTTGAAGGTGCAACCAAGACGGGCGAATTGATTCAGGCTTACGCTAACGCAATGTGCGAAGTGTTCGATGTTCGTGCTGAGAATGGTCAACTTGTAACCCGCTGGTTTGCATTGCGTGGCAAAGACGCTAAAGGTGTCAAAGCCCGCCGCGCGTCTTTTGTGGCCCGTATGATAGCCCGTGGCCACGTTGATGGGGTTGACAAAGAAGGCAACCCAAAAGCCAGTGCAACTGTTGACACCTATTGGGCACGTGTCAAAGCCGCATCGGGTTACGTGCCAAACGGCAAGGTTTCCGGGTCAACCGATGTTGACGCTAAGACCGCCGCTGAATTGAAGACAATGATTAATCGCATTCTGAATGCGGAAGAAGACGGCAAGGATTGCCACGCCAGCACAATTCTCGAAGCGTTGAAGAATGCTTACTTTGTTCTGGTCGGCGAAGCGTTCGATGCTGGCAAGTAAGTAAACCACGGCACCTAGGGGAAACCCTAGGTGCTAACAAATGTTAGATTTTTTGGAGAATGCCATGTTTTTAGTTTTGCAAGAAGTGATCGACCCGATAACCCGTGACCCTTTGTTGTCGGTAGGTCAAAGAATCAACGGCACCGAATTGATGCGTTTGTCGGCTGAACATGGTTTCGATGAAACCCAGTGTCTGCTTGAGCATGAGGTAATTCAGCGGGTACCCGATATGACACAAAACCAAATGCAAACCCTGCACAACATGGCAATGGATCAAATCCAAATGTATGCGAGTGGCTTGATTACCTTGCCTGAACTCACTCGCTCAATCAGCGAAATCGGGCAGGCCGTCAACGTCCGCAACATCGTCGGCCTGATTGACCCCATGTCTGGTTTGCGTTTCGAGTAACCCATTCCCACATACGACAAAGCCCGCTTTATGCGGGCTTTTTTGCGTCTCGATCTAACATTTGTTAGATCGCCTTGACTGATACACTGCGAGCAGTGTATCACTTTTTTTGGGCCGTGTCAAATTTTTCTTGCACCAGTTCTCTGTGCGGCGGCAGGGTTAAGCGTCGGAATCGAAAACTTGCACCAGTTCTCTGCGAGGCGGCAGGGTCGGGCAAAGCTAACAAATGTTAGGCCGTTACGTTTCTGCGTTACGCTTTTTGGGCTTTTGTTACGTTCCAAATCACGTAAGTTGTTGATTTTAAAGGAATGTTATATGTTACGAAATTTTCGAAGTGTGTATGGCGACCCACGGAGCGCAGAAGGAGTCAGCAAGCGCAATTCGTACCACACACCCTCTAGGTAGGCCATATATATAATGTTCAAAATTCTTTAACTTTATAACTTTACACGATTTTTCTCTCGCAAGTCCTTGATTTCATTGCACTTTCTTTTGTTACATGTCAAATGTTACGTGCGTAACATCTCGCAACATTGCCCCCCAAAAACATAACACCTCCCTGCCCCAAATCCTCGCCCAACACACCAGCCCAAACACTTGACATATACGTAACTTTGTGGTATACTATAAGATGTGGTGGGGGAATTGTTTCTTCACCAGCCACGTTAGGCCCAAAACCTAACATTTGTTAGAAAGGTCAGAAGATGAGCGATTGGAAGGAATGCCGTGACTGCGGCGATGACATATCGGTGGAACGCTACCAAGCATTCTGCAAGTTCTGCGAACGTGACCGGGAGCAACAAGCCCGTACCGAGCGCATGAGCTGGTGCGTAGTGCAGGAGTACGGCAAAGGCCCGTATCAGTTGGTTACAGCTACCAGCGCACCTACAACTCTCAAGCAGACTAACCAGAAGGAGCTACGCACATGACCAAACACACCTTTTACATCGACCTAGACAGCGGCGAGTCTGTCTGGTGGACTGGGCTGTCTTACAAGAAAGCCCGAGATATGC